GGTTGATACTTTCGTATGCGTTGAAGAACGCGAGAGCTTCATTCTTCAGCGGTCTTTCGTGTTTCTCCTTTATGAACTCGTCATAGATAAGGAGTTCCACATCTGAAGCATCGAAACCTCTCATGTTGGCTATTGTAGATAGAGCTGCTGTGTAGCCTAAAGGTCTGCCAGATGCTTTCAGCTTGTCGGATTTCTCGGTCATTTCACCGTAGTAAAATGCCGAATTGTATTTAGTTACTGGCTCTGTGATAATCTCAACACCGTTGTCTCTGTTGTACGACTTGAAAGGTGAAAAGTCGGTCTTATTGATTAGGTCAGCCTGTGATTGTGTTCTTCGCATATAGATGAACTTAATCTCATTTTCAACAGCATACTTTAGTGAAGTGTATGTTTTACCAGTTGCTCGACCACCAGTTATGAAAATGAAAGGAAACCCTGTTGCAATAATTCCTTGAATATCTACATAGCCATTGTCTTGGTAAATCTTAATATTCATAATTCCTCCGAGTCGTATCAGTACGACTGAGTAAGGTGTTGCTGGCTCAGCCGGTGGTGACTGAGCCAGCGTGGTAGGAGGGTGTTACGTCGCCATTTACATGGCTACGGAACAAGCGATAAACTCACGATCGTTCTTGGACGTACCACCATAGATGAGGATCTCTGGAAGCTCCTCGTCATCAGCCGTGAACATCTCAACGATGCGCGTGAAGTCGCGGATAAAGGTTGCGCTGTTTGTAGCGTAAACCTGTCCGTTCTCCGCGAGGATGCTAAGAACCGTACGGACACCGTCCTCGGTTTCATCTTCGTACATCATGAACTTGTCGATGGTGAGCCTTTCACCAACGTGGTCGGACATCTTGTTAATGCCCTGGTTGTAGGAAAGTGCGTACTTTTCCTTTGCCGTTAAACCTTCTGTCATCATGATAATATTCATTGTTGTACCTCCTTTAATTTACGTTTGTGAATTAGGTTAAAGTATTCAGCAGTCATACCGAGAGTGTAGGTGCTGTCCTTAATGTACACGTTAGACGTTATTGGCAGATCGTGTCCGTCAATATTTATTATCGTGCTAATACGGTCATTATAGATACTTTCGGTTCCTCCTGCGTCTCGAAAGATAAAGCCTGCTTTGAATGCCTCGAGTCCTCCGTTGCGTTTTAATTCTTCACCTCCTTTTCTTTTATTAACTCCAGACACCGTTAGGCTTATCTTATCGCCAAGTTGGTAGGCATACTTTTTGGCGCCCATTGTTACGAAGCTGTCGTATTCAGCGTCCATTTCATATATGCCCATGTACTGCGTGTTGCCGAACTTATCCTTTGCGAACGCGCCGTTCTGTTTACTGGCTGCAATTCTCGACTTATTGTATTCGTCGAAAGTCGCACTGGTACGACTGTTCATGATGAATTTTACCGAGTCTGTATCGCCGTAAACGAAGTCTTGACCGACAATGCGGATGCCTTCTTCGAGGCGATAGCGCGCCCATGCTGTTGTCCATACACCCCAGGCGTAGTTGAGGAACGCTCTTCCATTTGAGCGCGCGAGGAGTTCTTCCTCGTCATCGTCTCGCTCGTAGAACATTCCGTCAATGAAGTCGATAGACTGTTTTACTGGTGACTGAACGCACATGCCATACACCGAGTTCAACTTATTCTTTGACTTCATATAAAAGATTTCTTGTCCCTCTAC